AATGTCCGGTATCAACTAGGTGTCGTAGTTCTTCCTGTATTTCATTTGGGCGTAGAATGTCTGCATCTAAGGTAAAAAGTTTGTCTATCATTTTTCTTTTGTCAGTTACCACAACGTCTCTAGCTTCAGAGACAAACTTACGCCGCTGTCGCGCACAGTTACTACCTGTTATCCGCATGACATGATCCACGTTTAATGGTCTAAGCGCGGAGCAGGCTTTTACCGCTTGCTTTAGGTTTATAGATAACTTCATGTTTTGCCGACGACCAGAAGCGTACTTACAATTTTCAATATGTGGCGAAAATATTGCGTACCTGTTTACCCCATCACCTTTGTCCATAAAGTTACCGAAACCAATATATCCCATACAAAAGCTGTCGCCCTCACGAAACACCCACATAGTTTCAGCATTACGTGAAACTGTCTGATAACTTTTCATCATAAGTTTTAGTTCTTTCGCAAAGAGTAGTAGCTTGTCATCGTGGTAATGTTGAGGGTACTTTGAACCTTCTTCCTTAGCTTGGCTCACTGTTAGTAAATTTACATAAATACTCATTAGTCATTCTCCATTTTTATATTATGATTTGAAACCAAGGTGCTTGTTCACCCAGTTATTGTATTTGTTTCGTATTGCTGACAGATCCTCCTTCGTCTCTACTTTTTGCACTTTGTAAGTACAGTTTTGCCACCAACCCTCACTCGTAGTTTCCGCGAACTCTACAAACAGATGCAGGCGCAGCGGGTGTTTGGGGTCTGTAATTATACTCCTACAATTCTTCACGTTGTAGGTATCTCTGGATCGTATGTACCCCATGCCCTCTATAGAAGTGTCTGTTATTGAATAATATTCATACGCCTCGGTGCGCATCTTTCGGGTGTAGTCGTTATCTGTAAGCGGTAGCATGTTTGCGATCGTCATACCCCACTCAAAGAACTCTCTCAGCGGCTCCTTGAACTTGGCTTTCAACGCTTTGTTGACACGCGGCGGTATCGGCAGATCCTCGCCTGTTTCTGGATCACGCAGCCACTTCCCGTCAGGAGTTAGCTTGAAGGCTAACGCCGTGTTGTCTTTGCGGTGCGTAAAATCTTTCCAATGGGGTCTCACATCTTTTGGCACGGATCTGCCTTTGGCTAGGAAATGTCTATCGTTATCCCCGTAATTACTGGTCATATGGATATACTGCTTCCCGTTGTACACTAGGAAGTGCATACCTCTCGGTGTGTGACGTGATAGGAACTGATACCTACTGACATGGTTCCACGGCCCTGTACCGTTGCGTATCTTAACGCTTGTGGTTCCGTCACGATGCTTGCGCCACACGACAGCCGCATAAAATTCGGTATCCTCTTTGGTAACGGTTCTGTCGGTTCCCCACGTTTTGAACACGGGGTCGCCAAAGCAATACCCGTCAACCAACGCATAGCAGTAATCGCTGAGCTTAACGATACGCTCCCACTTACGCTTACGATCTCCGATGGGTCGGATATCTTCTGCTTTGGTGTGGCATTTCGATATCAAAGGTTTGATAGCATTGTAGTGGTACACTACCTCTTCAAAAGTTTGGAATGCTGAGTATGTAAGTGCCATTAGTTATTCTCCTGATAATCATTTTCAATTTCGCCAAGCCCATCGCAGTTACGACAATCACGCTCATACTCCTCTGTGTAACCGTATGGATTGTCCTTACTCATCATCACGTTGCGCTCAGCTATTTCTTTACCCACGCCTTTACATTCGGGGCAGCGGATGAACGGGTTATCTACAAAAATATTGCTCATCATACACCGTCCATCTGGTATGGCATCCGATCTTTTGAAGGCCGAACATCGTTCACAGGACTATCACTTGACGAGTTCTCTCTACGCTTGACCCAATATACAAAAGCTTGATACGATTTAAACCCCAACAGTTTAGCAGCGGCTGTCTTACAACCGTGACCTGTACCTACCTGACGCATTGCTTCATCAAGGTAGAGGTTGGCGAGTTCCTCCATAGCTAGTTTCACGTTCATATCATCCCGAAACGTGTAAGGTGTCGGGTCGGTTTGTTTGGGTTGCGGCAGTACATCCACCGCGCCCTCGTTAATATTGATTACTATCTGCATTACATATCCCTTGAGTTAATGTGAATTGTTTTACCTACGTCTGCGGTCTTGCTGCTGTTGTCCATGACGCACCAAAGCACAGGCATACTCCACTCGCCCCAACCGTTATACAAATCACCATCGGTTAGAACGATACATGCCTGCGCGTTGATAGCTTCGTCACGAATGTACTCGGTGACACACCTAACATTTGTGCCCCCGCCACCTTCTGGTTTGGTTGACTTCACGATAGTTTCCAAATCTTCTTTATTGTACTTCTCGTCACGACATATCTTTGTGTCCCAATAAAGAAGCCTCACCCCGTCAGGTTGTACCGTGTCGCAGATAGATTTTATTTCAGATAGAAATTGCGTAATCTCACGCTGCCCAATCGAACCAGACGTATCAACAGCTAACACCAGTTCTCCAACAGTTTCGGTGACGCCGCTTGGCATGTAGATACCTAGTGACAGGAACCTACGATTAGGCTTACGATATGTACTATAGTCTTTGCCTGCGCATGTATCAGATATGAAATCGCGTAACGCTTCGCGCCAATCAACTTGTGCTTCCAACAATTCGCTGAAATCACGCGCACCGCCGCTACCCATCTTACCCGCAATTAGTGCGCCTTGACGAATTGCCTCGTCAAGTTCGCGCCCCAATGCACGTTTTTCTTCAGGCGTTAATTCCTTCGCTCCTTCCCAGTCGTGAGTGTCAAATGGTGACTGTCCGTTTGGTAGTGTTTCACTACCTTGATTAGCGCCTGCGCCATCTTCACCGCTGTCGTTAGGTATTCCACGCGGCGGCGGCGGTGGGGTTGGTAAGTCTTTACACAACAAGTTGTAGACCTGTGCGCTATCCATGCCACGATATTTCTCGTCGTAACAACCCTTCTCCAACTCACCTGTCATAGTCGCAAACCCATCTTGGTTTTCGTCAACAATCTGAAGGTTACTCACAAAGTCATTTGCACAGTTTGCGAGAAATGGATTTTCTTCGTACAGATGAAGCCATATGATAAGATGTTTGTACAACTTGTGCCACACCTCGTGAAGCACAAGAAAACGTAGTTCTGCGTCGTTGAGCTTCTTAACAAACTCACGTCCATACCACTCGTCACGTCCATTAGTACATGCGGTGGGCACACTAGGATCGTCTACAATAATGCGCTTACCAACCATAAGCACTGGTGCTAGAGCCACGTATTTTTTGTGGCCCATAATAGCAACGACCGCTTTGTCCAGTCGTTGCTCCTCTGTTAGTTGTTTACCTACTGCGAACATTCATATTCTCCTTTCGTGTTTTCATCGCGCTTATGGCGTCTTTATGTTTATCCAAGGCACATTTGCTGCATAGCATCTGACCATCTCTATCTTTGTGATCTGCGGCACTGCCGCAGACCGTGCATTGCGTACCCATACTCATTACTTCTTATCCGCTGTGTACAGATGGCTGTTCTCCATAGCCCAGTCTGTAAACTTCTTGTTAGTCATAACCATTGACTGCTTACTGTACTTCGCTGAACGAACACCGTTAGCAAACATCGCTTGCGCCTCGGGGTTCAGTCGTGGCAAATAATCCATCCAAGCGTTAATCCAGTCTTTCTCCAACGCAGACAGAGTTCTGTACACAACCATACAGATGGCTGCGGCGCTGTCGGGTACTTTAGCGTTCTTCGGATCATCCTTGATAGACTGCAAGCTTGGTAGCTGATCGGCAATCTTCACAAACGCCATCAGATCCATTGCACCGCGATCACCAATCGTACCCATGAGAGCAGCGACAAGCGTTTGGTCATCCAGATGTTCGCGGGCCAAAAGTATGTCAGATGACGCATGTAAAGATCTTGGTGTGATGAACGCCGCACGTTGTGATTTTGGATGGAAGATGTATGGGTTCTCGTCAGGATCTTTCACGTCCTCAAATGGTTGCAACAGATGCGGATTGTCTCTGATCCAACCAAGCAACGTGTGATCCCAACCATCGTTGATACCAAACTCAATCAACTCCATGTGGTCAGTCTTGCGAACCTGCACAACCGTTATGCGGTTACGTGCATGAGGTGGCAACAAGTCGCCAACTCCCTCGCTCCCCTTGTTAGTCGTTGCAAAGATAATGCTGTCAGGGTGTAGTGAAGCACTACCAATTTTACGCTCTAGCATCAGACGCAACATGCCCAACTTGACAGCAGGATTGGCTTTACCAAACTCGTCAACCATCAGGATGATCGGTTTGTTGTAATGCACACCTAGTTCTTCGTTGGGTGCCATCTTCACACAGCCCTCAGTCTCTACTGAGTTCATGTTTGGGATCATCAGATCGCCAAGATCTTTTGTAGTACAGTCAAAGTACACAGGGATATGTGTTGGTAGGTCTTTGGCAAGTGTTGTGAGCATTGACGACTTGCCATTACCCATATCACCTTGCGCCAGAACGGTACGCTTTTTACCGATTGCCTTGATAAGTTCCACGCATTTGTCGAGTGGTAGCGCGTACATATTTTGTGCTTGATTAGTCATTTTGTGTTCTCCTACTTCTTAGCTTCTGCAAGGTACAAATTGCACAGACGTTCAACCGCCTGCTCTTTTGTTAAGTTAAACCCCAACTGCTCACTCATCATTGTGCGTACTTCTTGCACTCTGGCGTCAGGGGTTGATTTGATTTCTACGTTAAAAATGCCCATAGTTTTCTCCATTATATATCTAGGCTAGGAAGCGCGGAGATTGCTTTGTCCACCGCTGCTTTGGTTTCGGCGCGGAACGCACTGTCCTCACGCAAGGCATCAGGCGTTACACCCGACATGGCTTCTTCCAGATTGTCAGCCATCGTTCTCATCTGGACAGAATTTGTTACATTGCATCCGCGCAATAGTTCGATCATCTCGTTGACGTTACCAACCAAAGTGTCACGAAAGATCTTCTTCTTCTCATGTTCTTTGTAGTCGAGACGCTCAGACATCTTTTGAAGGTACTTGTGTAGACGTGTCCACACGTCATTCATTGCTCGCTCGTACTGCTCAGTGTAAAATTCTTCGTATTTTTGTTTCATCTCAGCCAACGCTTCATTGCCAATATCCACACGGAAGTCACCCGAATCAGGTAACGGCATGTACGATAGCTTGAAACGAAACTTACGTGTCAGCTCTTCGAGCGTGGGGTAATCATCATGTGAGAACAAGTGCCCAAGCTTCAACTGCATATCAATCACGGCATCGTTGTAATTGGTAAGCACTGCGGAGACTAGACGCTCAAACTCGTTTTGCATCTCAGTCATGGCTTGGTTGTACTTGAAGTACTGCGCTGTCGATACCAGACGTAAACCAGAGTTTGACCACGGCAATGTCATGTGAGAATGCATGTCACGAGTTGCCGACACATGACGTGTAACGGCTCGCAGATCGGCGTTGTCGTGCAGTAGATCTTTGATCGCACGTACAGAACCTTTGATAGCGTTGTTGCTATGCGCGACTTCATCAGAGGCGCGCTTGTCCT